CCTAAAAATAGCCCCGGGGGCACTTTTGAAGTAACTTTTCACTCCCCGGAAAGTCCAGGGAACTCACTCGAAGGGAGCTGATACTCGGTGCGCTCGAGGAGAAGTAGCGAAGAACCTGCTCCAAGTCGAGGCAAACCGGCGTCAACTTCTGAGGGTCGAGAGAACCAGCTCATTGCGATGGCCATGGACCTCGCCGAGAAGCGTATTCGGGAAGGCACAGCCTCCGCGCAAGAGATCACGCACTTCCTCAAACTCGGATCGACGACTGGGATGCTCGAACGTGAGCGTCTGACCCGAGAGAACGAACTGCTTCGAGAGAAAGTCGATCAACTGGCCTCTGGCAAACGCATGGAGGAGCTGTACGAACAGGCCATCGAAGCAATGCGCACTTACTCCGGCCAAAAGCCCGCGCATGGGGGTGACTATGATGCTGAGGACGTATTCTGAGCTCCGCAGACTCGATACGATCCAAGAACGCTTCGAGTACCTCAAGCTTCGAGGGCAAGTAGGCGACAAGACGTTCGGTTACGACCGATGGATCAACCAGCAGTTCTACACGTCCGCGCAATGGCGGCATATCCGCCACGCAGTCATCACTCGAGACCTCGGATGCGATCTCGGGATCGAAGGCTACGAGATTCATAGCGGACTTTACATTCATCACCTTAACCCGATGACAAAATCTGACATCGTAGAAGGTGATCCGAGCATCCTCGACCCCGAATTCCTGATCACAACAACGCTAGTGACTCACAACGCCATTCACTACGGCGATGCGAAGCAGCTTCCGCGTCTCATGGTCGAGCGGACGCCTGGCGACACAAAACTGTGGTAACGAGAGGAGCAAAACCATGCGGGCTCACGGCATTCAGGTGCTGACGGACCAAGTCAAGGCAAAGCGTCCCGGCGTCGTGATCTACGGCATCGGCGACGACGCCCACAAGCTCGAGGTTTCCGGTCACAACGAGGACGACACCGCTGGTGTTCGTGCCGAGGATCAGGACGCCGACAACACGCCGGAGCATCGCGCCATCGACGTCATGATCGGTCCGCGTTTCACCTCCGCCGACGCCAAGGCGCTGTTCGACGATCTTCGTTCGAACGCTGACAACCAGAAGCGTCTTCTCTACGTCATCTTCGATCGTCACATCGCCTCGGCGAGTCGTGGTTGGACGGTCCGGCCGTTCGACGGTGACGCTCACACCGATCACGTGCACGTCTCCGGTGAAGCCGACGCCGACGAGGTTGTCGTTCCCTGGACGCTCAGTGATTGGGGCTCGGCGCCGTCCGTGCCGCTGCCTCCGTCGATCCCTCTTCAGCTTGAGGTCGACGGAAAGCTCGGTCCGAAGACCATTTCTCGGTGGCAGCAGGTCATGGGGACTCCGGTCGACGGTGTCATCACACCTGGCGACAGCATGCTGGTTCGTGCGGTGCAGACGCACCTGAACAAGTACGTCACGCCGAGGCTTGTCGTCGACGGTGACGGCATCTACCAGAACGGCAAGCGCTACAAGACCATCGCGAACCTCCAGCAGTACCTTCGCGTCCCGGTCGACAGCTTCCTGTCGGTTCCGGTGTCGGAGACGATCAAGCAGCTTCAGCGCCGGCTGAACACCAACAAGTTCTAGCACAAGGGAGGAGGTCCCACGTGGACAGCATTCTCACTAGTGTCAAGAAAACCCTGAACCTGGACGAGGACTATACGTTCTATGACCCAGAGATCACGCTTCACATCAACTCGGTTTTCTCGACATTGACCCAACTGGGCGTCGGCCCTTCGATCGGGTTCGAGATTGAGGACAAGACTGCCACGTGGGACAACTTCCTTGAGGGCAATCTTCAATACTCGTTCATCAAGTCCTATTTCTTCCTTCGGGTACGTCTTCTCTTCGATCCCCCGACGACTAGCTACACGTTGGACTCGTTCGACAAGCAACTCAAGGAACTCGAGTGGCGCATTAACGTCGTTCGGGAGACCACCGCGTGGATTCCTGGGACGCCGGCGCTTCTTCCTGGCGACGAAGAGCTCATCCTCGATGGAGGTGGTCCGTAATGCAGGTTCGGCAGGTCAAGTTCGAGCTGCGTGAGGGAACTGCCGCGGAATGGGCCGCCAAGAATCCCACGCTACGCGCCGGGGAGCCCGGCTATGAGCGGGATACCAACAAACTGAAAGTCGGCGACGGGAATACACCCTGGAATTCTCTCGGTTATTTGACCGGAGCGGGTTCGCAAGGTCCTCCTGGAGATTCTGCATACGAGGTGGCGGTTGCCAATGGTTTCGTCGGAACCGAGTCTCAGTGGTTGCTTTCGCTCGTTGGAGCAACGGGTTCAACAGGCCCTCAAGGACCGCAAGGAGATACTGGAGCGACCGGTGCCGCAGGACCTCAAGGAGACGGAGCTTATCCCCTAGCGGGGTATGGGTTCGTCGCCGCTAGTGCCCCTATCGAGACGGTTAAATCGGACTCGACTCATGGGAACAGCTGGGGCGCTCGTGTTTGGGTGCCGGCAGGAACACCGATCAATGGTCTTGGCGTTTTTGTGACGCAGACAGGAACCACGGGCTCTGGCAACAACGCATTCGCGATCTACGATGACAGTGGAAATCTCGTAGGCTCCACTCCGACGGACGATAACCTCTGGGTCGTCGCGCAAAGGCAGTGGGTCATTCGAAATCTATCGTCGCCGATCGCAGCTCAGGGCTCTGGCCGTTTCGTCTATGCGGTCAGCTCCAGAAACGGCGGCACCGATCCCTGGATAGCCTATCTGAACATTTCTTTCGGAGAGTTCATGATGAGCGGTGGGCCAACCGGTAAGTTCCGTTCGCTCATTCCGGGCGGAATGAGTTCTAGCTTCCCGTCCACAATCAACGTAGCCACCCCGGGCAGCAATTTCGGGTATCTACCCTTGTACGTATTCGTCTGAGAGGAGGAACGATGCAGGATCTTGAGAATGAAGACGAAGTCCTAGGTGTCCTTGAGCACTTCGGTGTGAAGGGTATGCGTTGGGGACAGCGGAAGTCCCCCGCGGAACGTGTTGCGGCCGCTCAGGCGAAGACGAACCGTAAGGCCGTCAGGCAGGATGAGCGTCACGACCAGATGTGGCGTAACAGCGCGAACGACAGCGCTCGTGCTTTCTGGGTCTACCACGCGGCCAAGAAGGACATGAAGAAGAACGGTATTCCTGCTCTGAACAATAGCCGGAAGTACAAGGGCAAGGACCTCAAAGCCAACCCGAAGCTTCGCCAGCAGTACATGAAGGACTTCTCGGACGCCTTCACCAAGTCGATGAACCAGCAGTCGCTGCACCAGATCGGCTTGGACTCGACCGGCACCAAGATGGTCAAGTTCACGTACGACATGAGTGATCCGCAGGTGCCCAAGGGCAAGATCGTCACGATCGGTGGTACCAAGAAGAAGGTCAAGCACTCTGCGATCGATATTCCGGATCTGCCGGATGAGATCCCAGTGACGTTCACCTTCGGGCCGAACGGCGAGATCGTCGACGTCATCTATGACGACCCGGTGGAGCACTCGGAGAAGGTTGAGGATTTCCTCGTTGGAGTCCTCGCGCAGTAAGCACCATCATCAAGTAAAGGGAGCGTCATGGACAACGAGCAGCTCAAGGTTCTCGAGGCGATCAACGAGGGAGCCGTACCGACGGGAGACTGGACCGACAAGCCGGCGATCCCCGCGAGCACGGTGGAGGCTACCAACACGTCGGCACGAGGCATGTTCGTCGAGGTCACTGGTGGCACTGTCACTGTGGTCAAGGTGGACGGTGTCACCGTGGGTGCCCGCGTCTCGGGCATGTTCTACGTTCGTCCGGGGAGCACGATCGCGCTGACCTACAGCGTGGCGCCGACCTGGCAGTGGTTCTCCGTCTAGTTCGAGGGGAGGATTGGCAATGGGTCTATCGAATACAGCGACTCCGATCTACTACGGTCTGTTTCGTGACGCGGTTCTCCGTGGAGAGATTCCCGTAAACCGGGAAATTGCAATGGAGATGAACCGTATCGATGCTCTCATTGCCAATCCGAACTACTACTACGACGACTTGGCCGTCGAGGGGTTCATTCTCTTCTGTGAGAACGAGCTAACGCTAACTGATGGTAGTGACTTGCATCTGCTGCCGTCGTTCAAGGTGTGGGCGGAACAGATCTTCGGTTGGTATGAGTTCGTAGATCGTCAAGTCTACGAGCCAGATCTCAACCACCCGCTTGGTGGTCACTACGTAACTAAGGTGATCAAGAAGCGCCTTACTACCAAGCAATACCTGATCGTGGCACGTGGCGCAGCCAAGTCGATGTACGCATCGTGCCTCCAAAACTACTTTCTAACGGTCGACACGGCAACGACCCACCAGATCACCACCGCTCCGACCATGAAGCAGGCCGACGAGGTCATGTCTCCCATGCGGACGGCGATCACCAGAAGCCGCGGCCCCCTATACAAGTTCCTAACCGAGGGTTCCCTCCAGAACACCACCGGGTCCCGGGCCAATCGAGTGAAGCTGGCCTCTACCAAGAAGGGCGTTGAGAACTTCCTGACTGGTTCTCTGCTCGAGATCCGGCCGATGGCGATCAACAAGCTACAAGGACTTCGCCCCAAGGTGTCGACGATCGACGAGTGGTTGTCTGGAGATCTGAGAGAGGATGTTGTCGGTGCTGTTGAGCAAGGAGCGTCGAAGCTCGACGACTGGCTGATCATTGCTATCAGTTCTGAGGGAACGGTTCGGAACGGTTCTGGCGACACAATCAAAATGGAACTCGCCAGTATACTGCGAGGCGAGTACGACGCTCCTCACGTCTCGATCTGGCATTACAAACTGGACGAGTTGGAGGAAGTCGCCGATCCTCGCATGTGGCCGAAGGCGAATCCGAACATTGGCATGACCGTTTCTTACGAAACGTACCAGCTCGACGTGGAACGTGCCGAAAAGGCCCCAGCTTCTAGGAATGACATCCTAGCGAAGCGATTCGGCATCCCCATGGAAGGCTACACATACTTCTTCACCTACGAAGAGACCATTCCGCACCGGCCTGTCAGCTTCTGGGAGATGCCGTGTTCACTCGGAGCTGACCTTTCACAGGGTGACGACTTCTGTGCATTCACTTTCCTTTTCCCACTCCGCAGTGGTTTCGGTGTCAAGACCCGAAGCTACATTTCAAGACTAACCCTTGACAGACTTCCTGGTGCCATGCGCATCAAGTACCAGGAGTTTATGGACGAGGGTAGCCTTCACGTTCTTGAGGGATCAATCCTCGAGATGATGGAGGTCTACGAAGACCTTGAGGCCTTCATAGAACGTGAGAAGTACGATGTTCGTGCTCTCGGGTTCGACCCCTATAACGCTAAGGAGTTCGTGACTCGCTGGGAACAGGAAAACGGGCCTTACGCGATCGAGAAGGTCATTCAGGGCGCCAAAACCGAGTCGGTTCCTCTCGGAGAGCTCAAGATCATGAGCGAACAGCGTCTACTTATATTCGACCAACGGCTGATGATGTTCGCAATGGGCAACTGCATCACGCTTGAGGACACCAATGGGAACCGGAAGCTCCTGAAGAAACGTCAGGATGAGAAGATCGACAATGTGGCGGCCTTGATGGACGCTTACGTTGCGTACAAGGCCAACAAGGAGGCGTTCGAATGAGATCTCGAGGGGAGGTGACCTGTGCCAAGCATCCTGAGTAGATTCAGAGCGAGGATCTCGCACGCGTGGAATGCGTTCACGAATGAGAAGCTGGAAGATCGTATTCGAGTTGCCGGCGGCGGTGGCACTAGCTACAGCTGGCGACCGGACAAGATTCGAATGCGGTATTCCAACGAACGTTCGATCATCGCTTCGATCTACATGCGCCTCGGAATCGATGCGTCATCGGTCGACATCCGTCACATCCGTCGAGATGCGGACGGACGTTACATAGAGGACATCAACAGCGGTTTGCAGAATTGCCTGAGTCTCGAAGCCAACATCGACCAAGCAGCTCGACAACTCCGCCAAGACATCTTCCAGACGCTATTCGATCGTGGTTGCATTGCCATCGTCCCTGTCGACACTTCGGTGGACCCGTCTTCGACGGGCTTCGACATCAAGACGTTGCGCGTGGGGACCATCGTCGAATGGTTCCCGAAGCATGTTCGGGTGAACCTGTACAACGAAGAGAAGGGTTTCCGGGAGGACATCACTCTCGAGAAGAAGTTCGTTGCGATCGTGGAGAATCCACTCTACACGGTGATGAACGAGCCGAACTCGACTCTTCAGCGACTTGTTCGAAAGCTCAACCTGCTCGATGTGGTTGACGAACAGTCAAGCTCCGGCAAACTGGATCTGATCATTCAGCTTCCTTACGTCGTCAAGTCTGAAGCGAAGCGACAGCAGGCGATGCAGAGGAAGTCAGACCTCGACGATCAGCTCCAGAACAGCAAGTACGGCGTCGCCTACATCGACGGCACGGAGAAGATCACCCAGCTGAACCGGCCGGCGGAGAACAACCTCCTCAAACAGGTCGAGATCCTGACCGAGCTTCTCTACTCCCAACTCGGTCTGACGACCAACGTCATGAACGGGACGGCCGACGAGGCCACCATGAGGAACTACTATGCCCGCACCATCGAGCCGCTAGTCGCCGCGGTGGTAGAAGCCATGCGGAGGGCATACCTCACCAAGACCGCTCGGTCCCAGGGCCAGTGGATCGCCTTCTACAACGATCAGTTCAAGCTTGTTCCGTTGAAGGACCTCGCTGAGATCGCTGACAAGTTCCGTCGTGGAGAGATCGGATCACCGAACGACTTCCGACAAGTCATTGGCTGGAAGCCGCTGAAGACCGCAACTGCCGACGACACAAGAAACACCAACATGCCGGCTCCGTCGGAGTCGAATCCGTCAACAACTCAGAAACCGGAAGGGGACAGTCAAAATGGAAGCAGCTGACTTCAGCGGCTACGCCACCAAAGCTGGACTCAGGTGCTCCGACGGTCGAACCATCACCGCGCAGGCCTTCCAGCACATGGATAAGGTCAAGGTTCCGCTCGTCTGGCAGCACACCCACAACGAGCCTGCCAAGGTCCTCGGTCATGCGATCCTCGAGGCCCGGCCCGACGGCGTTTACTGCCACGGCTTCTTCAACGAGACCGAGAACGGCAAGAACGCCAAGATCCTCGTTCAGCACAAGGACATCGAGAAGCTCTCGATCTGGGCGAACCAGCTCGTGGAGAAGTCGAAGCAGGTCCTGCACGGCTTCATCCGTGAGGTCAGCCTGGTCATGTCGGGCGCAAACCCCGGCGCGTTCATCGACAACATTCGCATCGCACACGGCGAAGGCGATATCGACGTTCTGGACGACGAGGCGATCATCCACACCGGCCTGACGTTCGATTTCGTCGCAGAGACGGAAACGCCGGAGGGCGGCACGGTCGAGCACAAGGAGACCGAGCGTACCCCGCAGGAGATCTACGACTCCTTCGACGAGGACCAGAAGAAATTGGTCCACTCCATGGTCTCGAAGGCCCTCAAGGCCGATGGGGCTGCCGCCGAGCACTCGGACGGTACCGGAAACACCGACGAGGGTGACCTCGAACACAAGGAAGGGCAAGAAGAGATGACCCATCGCAACGTTTTCGACAAGACCGACGACGGCGACCAGACGAACGGCAAGCTCCGGTACCTGGCGCACTCGGACGTGGTCTCGATCGCCGAGGAGTTCAAGCGCTGCGGCTCCTTCAAGGAGGCCTGGCAGTCCTTCAAGAAGGAGAAGGGCCTCGAGCTCAAGCACGGCATCGACAACATCGAGCTGCTGTTCCCGGACGCGAAGATGGTCGGCGACGGTCCCGAGTGGGACAAGCGCCGCACCGAGTGGGTCGCCGAGGTGCTCAACGGCACCAGCAAGACCCCCTTCTCCAAGATCAAGACCATGGTGGCGAACCTGACCCTGCTGGCGGCCCGTGCCAAGGGCTACGTCAAGGGTTCGATGAAGAAGGAAGAGTTCTTCGCGCTCACCAAGCGGACCACCGGCCCGACCACGGTCTACAAGAAGCAGGGCCTCGACCGGGACGACATCGTCGACATCACCGAGATGGACGTCGTCGCCTGGCTCTGGGGCGAGATCCGGCTCATGCTGGAGGAGGAAATCGCGCGAGCGATCCTCATCGGCGACGGCCGTGACGTGGAGGACGAGGACAAGATCGCCGACCCGGCGGGTGCGTCTTCCGGCGACGGCATCCGTTCGATCCTGCACGACCACGACTACTACGCGCACACGATCAACGTCAACCTCGGCGCCACGCCGGACTACCTCCTGTTCATCGACAAGGTGATCGAGAGCCGCCGCTACTACAAGGGCTCCGGTCTGCCGACGATGTTCACGACCGAGATCCACATCGCCAAGATGCTGACCCTGCGCAGCGATCTCACCGGTCTGCGGCTGTACCGCAACCTGGAGGAGCTGGCGACCGAGATGCGCGTCTCCAAGATCGTGCCCGTCGAGGCCATGGAGGAGGAGACCGATCTGATCGCGATCCTCGTCAACCTCCGCGATTACAACGTCGGCACGACCAAGGGCGGCGAGATCACCCGGTTCGACGACTTCGACATCGACTTCAACAAGTACAAGTACCTCATGGAGGCTCGCCTGTCCGGCGCGCTCACCAAGGTGAAGTCGGCGCAGATCTACAAGTCCGTGACGAGCACCGACACGCTGGTGACCCCGAACGCTCCGACCTTCGTGTCGAGCACGGGCGTCGTGACCATCGTCGCCACCACGGGTGTGGTCTACAAGAACAAGGACACGGGCGCGACCCTGTCCACCGGTGCTCAGGCGGCAATCGCCTCGGGCGCGTCCATCACCGTGGTCGCCACGCCGGCGTCGGGCTACTACCTGGCCGACAACATCAACGACGAGTGGACCTTCACTCGCGACTAAGCGAGGGGACTCGCAATGCCAAGGTTTCGCGGCGCGATCGGTTACGCCGACGGGACTGTGGAATCCCCATCCGGAAGCGGGATATTTGTCGAACAGATCGTCGAAAAGATGTACACCGGCGATGTCGTTCGCAACTCCCGTAAACTCGAGGAGGCCGAGAAGGTAAACCTCGATGTCCGGGTGGGGAACTCCATAAGTGTCGTCGCGGACGCTTACGCCAGCGAACATTTCTTTGCGATTCGCTATGTGGCTTGGGCGGGGAAGCTGTGGACGGTAAGTGACGTCGAAGTGCAGCCTCCCCGCCTTATCCTAAGGTTGGGGGTGCTTTACAATGGCCCAACGCCAGAAGCTCCATGACATCCTCAAGGGGATTCTTGGTTCGGACTTTGTATATTTCCAACCAGGTGCGAATGTGACGATGCAGTACCCTTGCATCGTCTACAAGAGAGACAACGCGAAGAGCGAGTTCGCTGACAACAATCCATACCGCATCACGAAGCGATACTTGGTGACTTACATTGCTCGAGATCCGGACTCAGCCATCTGGGACAAGATCGCGGGCTTGCCGTCGTGTCTCCATAATCGCGGGTATGCGGTGGGCAACCTCAACCACGACGTATTCAACTTGTACTTCGAAGGAGATCAATCATGACCAGGGCCCAGTGGGACCTCGTCGGCGAGCGGGTGTTCGAGACCGGTGTCGATCGAGGCATGCTGTACCGCCAGGACGTCAGCGGCGACTACACGACGGGTTTCGCGTGGAATGGCCTGACGGCCGTCACCGAGTCGCCGACGGGTGGCGAAGCCAACCCTCAGTACGCCGACAACATCAAGTACGTCAACCTCTACTCGTACGAGGAGTTCGAGGGCTCCATCGAGGCGTTCACCTACCCGGACGAGTTCGCCGAGTGCGACGGTTCGGCTCAGCCCGAGCCGGGTCTGAAGTTCGGTCAGCAGCCTCGCAAGCCGTTCGGCTTCTCCTACCGTACCCGGGTCGGAAACGATCTCGAGGGCGTTGAGGCCGGCTACAAGCTGCACCTCGTCTACGGTGCGACTGCGTCGCCGTCGGAGAAGGCGCACTCGACCATCAACGACTCGCCTGAGGCGATGACCTTCAGCTGGGACGTCATGACCGTTCCGGTGGCCTGGGCTGGCGGCAAGCCGGTGTCCAGCATCGAGATCGACTCGACCCAGGTGGACGCAACGGCCCTGGCGGCCCTCGAGGACTTCCTCTACGGGACCGTCTCGACCGATCCGTCTCTCCCACTGCCGGATGCCGTCGCGGCCCTGTTCGCCGGCACGATCACGACCGTCACGCCGACCGCGTCGACCTACGACTCGGGCACGGACCTCGTGACGATCCCGTCTGTCACCGGCGTCATCTACAAGATGAACGGTGTCGTCCAGACTGCCGGCACCCACGCCATCACCGCGGATGTCATCGTGCAGGCCTTCCCGGCCGCCGGCTACAAGTTCCCGGCCATCGTCGACGACCGCTGGGTGCACGTCTTCGCCTAGCAGCGAAAGGAGATCAGGGAATGCTTCGACTTGCAGTACAGTTGTCCGACGAACAATTCGACGAAGAGAAGAACGAATTCGTTTCGGGCGAGACTTTCGAGCTGGAGTTGGAGCATTCTCTGGTCTCGCTGTCAAAATGGGAGTCAAAGTTTTGTAAACCCTTCTTGAAGGATACCAAGACTACGGAAGAGACCCTTTTCTATTTGGAGTGCATGATCATGACTCCAAAATACCCCGAGGGACTTCTCCAGAAACTCTCCCAAACGAACCTTGATGAGGTTAACGCCTACATCGACGCCAAGATGACGGCGACGACCGTCAAGCAGGCACCCAATCAGAGCCCCATGCGGGAACAGATCACCAGTGAGCTTATTTACTACTGGATGATCGCATTGAACATCCCCTTCGAGTGCCAGTACTGGCACCTCAATCGGTTGCTCATGCTGATCAAGGTCTGCAACGCCAAGAACACACCGCCCAAGAAGATGTCGAAGCGAGAAGCAGCCAGCCGGCAGACCGCGCTGAACGCTCAGCGGAAGCAGAAGTACGGAACCAGAGGCTGAGAGGAGGACCAGTGGCAAGAATCGTGTGGGGAGCTCGTGGAGAACGTTTCTTCGAGCTCGGAATTGACCGAGGGGTGCTTTTCCCTTCCTCAGGCGCTGGTGTTGCCTGGAGCGGTCTTCTCTCTGTGAATGAGACCCCTACAGGCGCCGAGGAGCGTCCGTACTATATCGACGGCGTCAAGTACCTGAACCTTCGGTCCGCGGAGGAGTTCGCCGCGACCATCGAGGCTCTGGGTGCTCCTGTGGAGTTCGGACCCTGCGAGGGGAACGCAACCATTCACACAGGGTTGATCGCCACGCAACAGCCTCGCCAACCCTTCGGTTTGGCGTACCGAACACTGCTGGGCAACGATCTGGACGGTCCCGACTACGGGTACAAGCTTCATCTCGTCTACAACGCTTTGGCAGCACCGGCAACTCGGAACAACGCCACAATCAGCGACACAGTCGAGCCATCCAAGTACACGTGGGCTATATCCACTCTCCCGCCACCGGTGACGGGATTTAAGCGGACGGCCCATTTCGTGGTCGACTCCAAAACCTCCGATCCAGCGGCTCTGGCCGAACTCGAGGATCTGCTGTACGGAACGGTCTCAACGAACCCATCCCTGCCTGATCCGGATGCTTTGATCGCCATATTCGCTTAGGAGGGGACATGACCAAGATCGTTTGGGAGACCCCTGACGACATCGAAATCGGCGTTGACCGTGGTGTGTTATATCCTACGATCGGACCTGGTGTTGGATGGAATGGGCTGACGAAAGTCGACGAAGTTCCAACAACGGAGGTGAAAGTCCGATATCTGGACGGAGTGCGGACTCGTGCAAGGAGAACTCGCGGAGAATTCTCGGGATCGATCGAAGCCTTCACGTATCCTGACGAACTCTACTCCAATGTGCTTGTCCAACAACGAGCGCAAACGTTCGGGATGAGCTACCGAGTTGCTGCGGGGGAGTTTTACCGGTTGCACTTGGTATACAATGTTGTCTTGGTTCCCTCCGATCGGAACTACGTGCAACAAAACCCGAACGCTTTCCGCTGGGACTTCACAACGCTGCCGATTGACATGCCAAATGCTGCTCGGAGTGCGCATCTCATTCTCGATGGGACGCTTGCATATCCTTGGGTTATGGCGGATCTGGAGGACATCCTCTATGGCACTGACTCAACCGATCCGAGGCTACCAGAGCCGCAAGAAGTCTGGGATTTGGTCGAAGCGGGATCGCTTCTTATCGTCACTGATCACGGCGATGGGACGTTCACGATCGATGGCCCCGATGACGCAATCACGATGCTCACCTCGACGACGTTCGAGGTAACTTGGCCGTCTGTGATCAACATTGACACCAACACCTACCAAATCAGCTCCCTGTAAGGAGGACCCATGGCTACGGTACAGAGCATGACCTTGGACCGTCTCCTGGCGCTCGAAGCGGATACGGTGATTGGCGGCCATATCGATGGGTCAGGTCACCTGATTCTCGAACAGCACGACGGCACCACAATCGACGCGGGCTACATGATCGCCTCGGTTCCGGATGCGACTACGACGATCAAAGGTATCGTCGAGCTTGCTACCGACGCGGAAGCGACGGCTGGAACAGATACGGTCCGCGCAGTGACACCCGCAGGACTCGCCGCCGCAGTGGGAACGCTGGTTCCAGACGCTAGCGACACTGTCAAGGGAAAAGTCGAACTAGCCACGGTGGCGGAGGCCTTGGCCGGTACAGACACAGTACGGGCGGTGACTCCTGCGGGACTTAAGGAGTTTCTGAAGGCGGTTTATCCAGTAGGATGCGTCTATATCTCATCGTCATCGACAAGTCCGGCAACAGTTTTCGGATTTGGAACTTGGACTGCGATCCAAGATCGGGTTCTGATGGCGGCCGGATCGACATATTCTGCTGGGTCAACTGGTGGCGCAGCTACAAAGACCCTAGACACTGGTGAACTTCCCTCGCACACTCACTCGTTCAGTGCTACGACCAACAGTACGGGCGATCACACGCACGATATCGCTCGAGACAACGATGGCGCGACAGGTACTACCGAAAAGACCCTGCATTCGACCGGTATCACTTCCGGTTACGACAGCCGTTATACCAACCAGCTATGGCCCGCTGGTGCACACTCGCACAGCGTTTCTGGAACATCAGGCGCGACGGGCTCTGGAACGGCTTTCTCTATTCTTCCGCCTTACAAGGCCTACTACATGTGGGAACGTACAGCGTAAAGAAGGAGACGAATGTACGAGAACCAAGCGGTGCAGTACGTACACTACACCCAGTACGACGGAACGAACGCGGCAGCGATATTTGACGCCGCATCCGACGGACAGCCTGGAACCTGGTCGTACAACGAGGACAACAACGTCCTGACGATCAAGCAGGACTTCGGCGACGACATCTTCGATGAGTGGTCGGCCCCAGAGAACGGTTATTTCCTCTGGCGCCCGGACGGAACCATGTCTTCCGGCATGACCGAGGCCGAGTTCGACAGCATGTTCGTTAAGCTCGGCGACATGGTCAACGACGAGGTTACTGCAGCGTCGGGCATCGAGGCTGTAGGCACTCTCGGAATCAACGCGTCGACAACGGTCACGGTCACGCTTAACGCGGCTTTCGCGGACACGAACTTCAGCGTCGCTCCGATCGTATTCGGAGGTCTTACGGTGCTGGGCAAGCTCGAAGTCACGGCCGTGTCGATCGTGGACGAATCACACGTCAACGTCACTGTCCACAACACCGGGCTCGTGTCGCTTTCCGGCGCCAGCGTGCTCGTTCAAGCCGTCAAGTAGCTGGAGGGAGGCAGGATGCTGACCATATCATCGAGCGGCTCGTTCAAGAACACTGAGTCGTTCCTCAAGTCGATGCAAAGACTCAACATAATCAGCATCCTGAACTCCTGCGGTGATGCGGGTGTACAGGCCTTGTCCATGGCCACGCCAGTTGATAGCGGTCAAGCCGCTTCCTCGTGGTATTACAAGGTCGGCGGACGCAATGGCAAGTACAACATCACTTGGTACAACTCCGACGTTGAGAACGGATTCCCTGTGGCCATCATGCTCCAGTACGGCTACGGAACTGGTACCGGTGGCTTCGTCCAGGGCGAGGACTACATCAATCCGGCAATCAGACCCATATTCAACCAGATCGCAGACAAGGCATGGAAGGCGGTGACCTCCGCATGAGCAGCGTTGACGAGCGCGTTGTCAGTATGAAGTTTGACAACAAGCAGTTCGAAGACGGCACGAAGCAAACCATGGCGTCCCTTGACGCTCTGAACAAGGGTTTGAAGCTCGAAGGGGCCACCAAAGGCCTAACCGATGTCGCCAACGCGGCTCGTAATGTCTCGCTCGGAAATATCGAGCAGGGTGTCAACAGCATTGCGGACCGCTTCCGGGCCATGTCCGTCATCGCAATCACCGCTCTGGCCAACATCGCAAACCGTGCAGTTGAGACAGGCTTCACGCTGGTCAAGTCCCTCACGGTTGACCCCATTAAGTCTGGTCTGGAAGAGTACGAGATCAATCTCAACTCGATCCAGACGATCTTGTCGAATACCCAGTGGCAGAACACCGGTCTGAATGACGTCAACAAAGCTCTGCAGATTCTGAACGAGTACTCCGACCAGACCATTTACAACTTCTCCGAGATGGCTCGGAACATCGGTACGTTCACGGCGGCCGGTGTCAAGCTGGAAGTCGCCACACAAGCGATCAAGGGTATCGCGAACCTGGCCGCTATATCTGGGTCAAACTCCCAGCAGGCTGCCACCGCGATGTACCAGTTGTCCCAGGCTCTGGCCGCGGGCAAGGTCGCCCTGATGGACTGGAACTCGGTCGTCAACGCCGGCATGGGCGGTAAGGTCTTCCAGGATGCCCTGATGGAGACCGCTCGCATCCATGGTGTGGCCATCGACAAGATGGTTAAGGACGCGGGTAGCTTCCGTAACACCCTCGAGAACGGCTGGCTTACCGGCCAGATTCTGACCGAGACTCTTGCGAAGTTCACCGGAGATCTCACTGCCGCTCAGCTGAAGGCAATGGGATACAACGATCAGCAGATCGCCGGAATTCTCAAGATGGGCAAGACCGCCCAAGAAGCCGCTACCAAGGTCAAGACGCTTTCGCAGCTAGTCAACACCCTGCAGGAAGCGGCCGGTTCGGGTTGGGCTCAGACCTGGCAGCTCATATTCGGTGACTTCGAAGAAGCCCGAACGATGTTCACAAACGTCAGCGATGTCCTTGGCGCATATATCAAGGCTACCGCCGACATGCGGAACGAAGTTCTGGGGGACTGGAAGGAACTGGGTGGCCGTACGGCCATCATCGACTCGATCACGAATGCGTTCAATGCGTTCATCGCCGTGGCGAGGCCAATCCGGGATGCGTTCCGCGATATCTTCCCGGCGGTCACAGGTCGACAGCTTTACGAGATCTCGATTGCGATCAAGAACTTCACAGCGGGTCTGACGATCAGCTCTGAAGCGGCCGATAAGCTCCGGAGGACTTTCGCCGGATTGTTTGCGATCTTGGGGATCGGCTGGGATCTGATCAAGGTCGTCGCCTCAACCCTTGCCAGACTCTTCGGGATCACCTTCGAGGGGTCCGGGAATATTCTGGACATAACGGCCAGGATCGGCGACTTCCTCGTTGCGCTACGTCTTGCGATCCAGCAGGGCGAAGGCTTCGAGAAGATATTCGGCGCGGTGGGGAAGGCCCTCGAGGTTCCGATTAAGTTGATTAAGATCCTCATTGGATTCCTTGCGGGGATGTTCTCGCAGTTCGATGAAGCGAAGGCGATCGACGGCATCACGACCTTCTTCTCCAAATTTGAGCCTCTTACAAGACTAGGCGAACTGATCGCCAACGTCTGGTCTCGAGTCATATCCGTCTTGGACGACGTGGCCAAGGACGCCTCAGGTCTTGGGGCTAAGTTCGCAGCCCTGTTCGGAGACTTCGGGACCTACGTCTACAACGCGATTCAAGCGATCGACTTCTCGGACGTTCTCAAGGGGATCAACACCGGCTTGTTCGGCGCCTTCATTCTGACGATCCGCAATATGTTCGGTCGTGGTGGAGCTACCGGCCTGCTGAAGTCGATCTCGGAGTCGTTCAACCAGCTCACGAATACAATGCAGTCGATGCAGAACACTCTGCGGGCGGCGACGCTCCTCCAGATTGCTGCGGCGATTGCCATTCTCACCATATCGGTCAAGCAACTCTCCACAGTGGACGCTGCCGGCCTTACCCGGGCTTTGACGGCGATCACGGTTATGTTCGGTCAGCTCGCCGGCGTTCTTCTGCTGTTCGAGAAGATGTCCGGATTCGCGGGTCTTGCCAAGATGCCGCTTGTGACGGGCGGCCTCATCCTGCTTGCGATCGCCATCAACATTCTCACTATCGCGGTCAAGCAAATGGCCGATCTGAAGTGGGAAGAGCTGGCCCGTGGCCTCACCGGTGTCACGGTTCTGCTCGGGGCCCTTGTGGCCGTCGTCAAGTTGATGCCGCCGGCGCCTGGTCTCATTGCCACAAGTATCGCACTCACACTGCTTTCGGGTGCGATCAAGATCCTCGCTAGCGCTGTTATCGACCTGGCTGGTCTTAGCTGGGAGAATATGGCGAAGGGTCTACTTGGGGTCGGAGCAGTTCTCGCTGCGCTGACTCTCTTCACCAAGTTCGCAGCGGTGGAGAAGGGCGGTGTGCTTTCCGGGGTTGGCATTGTCCTTCTCGCGGCGGGCATCAAGATCCTGGCGAGTGCGATCCAGGACTTTGCTCAGCTCTCTTGGGCTGAGATCGGTCGAGGTCTGACCGTAATGGCCGGTGGTCTGACGTTGATGACGGCGGCTTTGGTCGTCCTGTCGGATGCGGCTCCCACGTCCCCACTCTCAGCTGCGGCGATCTTGGTCGTGGCGATATCTCTGGGGTTCATGGCCGACGCCCTCGCAAAGATGGGCGGGATGAAGTGGGCTGACATCGGCGCAGGCCTGGTTGTCATGGCGGCTGCGCTGACGCTGATCACCGCGGCACTTGTGGTTCTATCAGACGCTGCTCCTACAGCCCCCTTGTCCGCCGGAGCCATTCTCATTGTTGCTATATCTCTGGGGATGATTGCGGACGCCCTCGGCAAGATGGGCGGGATGAGTTGGTCTGAGATCGCGAAGAGTCTCGTCACCTTGGCGGGTGCTCTGGGGATCATCACCGTTGCAATGATATTCATGACCGAGGCCCTTCCGGGGGCTGCGGCCTTGCTCGTCGTTGCGGGCGCACTGGCGATTCTCACACCGATTCTCGGCACCCTCGGCAAGATGTCTTGGGGCGAGATCATCAAGGGTCTCGTGGCTTTGGCCGGCGTGTTCGTTATCATCGGCCTTGCTGGAGCTCTGCTCACCCCCGTGATCCCGACCTTGCTTGGGTTGGGTATCGCGATCGCACTCATCGGCGTGGGTCTCCTCGCCGCGGGTGTCGGCATATTGGCGTTCTCGATAGCTGTGACCGCGCTGAGCATATCTGGCGCGGCCCTCGTGACCACGATCATCGCTATCGTCAGCGGACTGATCGGTCTCATTCCGGCTCTGGCTGAGCAAATCGGCTTGGGTCTGGTGGCCATCGCAGGTGTTATTGGGAACGCAGGACCCGCCATCCTCAAGGCGATCACGACGATCCTCCTTGCTCTTCTGCAAGCAATCATCGATATCTCGCCGAAGCTAGGCGAAGCACTCTTGGTGTTGATCGCGCTCCTGGCAAAGGTCATCATCGAGGGGTCGCCCAAGCTAGCTGAAGCGGCGTACAAGCTGTTGCTGGCAGTACTCACCGCTATCCGGAACAACATCCGTCAGATCGTGGATGTGGCTCTGGAGATCGTGGCCAACTTTATCAAGGGTCTCGGAGACGGGCTACCCAAGGTGCTGAAGGCCGGCGCTGAGTTCATCATCAAGTTCATCAACGGTCTCGCCGACACGATTCGGAATAACTCCGAGGCGCTTGGCAAGGCTGGCGGGAACTTGGCGACCGCCATCATCGAAGGCATGGCCAAGGGTCTCCTTGGAGGCTCGAGCGTCATTGCGGACGCAGCGAAGAAGGTGGCTAAGAACGCCCTCAAGACCGCTATGGACGTCCTGGGGATCAACTCCCCGTCCAAGGAGTTCGAGTGGATTGGCCGCATGTCTGATGAAGGCATGGCCGCAGGTCTGGACAAGTACGCCAAGGTTGTTAACTCGTCCGCTGCCGACGTCGGCGAGGGCGCTATGACTACCCTGCGCAAGACTATATCTGGGCTTGGGGACGGTCTGAGCACTACCATCGATATGCAGCCAACGATCCGACCCGTACTTGATCTGACCAACATCAGGAAGAGCGCGGACCAGATCGGCGCAATGTTCCGGACGACACCGATCGTCTTGGACGCTACGGTCAAGAAGGCGAATGAGGCCGGCAGCGGCTTCCAGACCAACCAGGACCTGGCTGCGGATAACGCCGATACCAGCGACGGCGATAACTTCACCTTCAACCAGTACAACTCTTCTCCAAAGGCTCTGTCGGAGTCGGAGATCTACCGTCAGACGAGAAACCAAATATCTAAGGCGAAGGAGGCGGTGGCGCCCTAATGCTTACCAAAGTAGAAGTACGCAACCCCGCGGGAGCACTCCTGACCCTGCTGTTGGATGACATAACTGACGGGTACGTTCTTAGGAACATCGACGGCATTGATCCGGTTCAGGCCACGATCGTGTCGTCGGAGTTCGCGTCTCTCGATGGAGTCCAATACCAGACATCGCGGCGCAACTCTCGCAACATCATCCTGACGCTCGGATTGGAGCCCGATTACGCAACGGGTTCCGTCCGGGCGCTCCGGAGCGCCCTGTACGCCTGGTTCATGACCAAGGCCTCGGTAAACCTCAGGTTCTACGACTCGGACGGTACGATCGTGGCGATCGACGGTTACGTCGAAACCTACGAAACACCGTTCTTCGTCCAAGAGCCGGTGGCTACCATCTCGATCATTTGTCCGGACCCGGATTTCGTGGAGCTAACCGCGGTGACTGGCTCGGGTAACACAGTGTCTGACACGACCGAGTTTTCTTTCACGTACAACGGAACCGTGGAAGCGGGGATTGTGTTCGATCTCCTGCTGGATCGGACGTTGGCGGGTTTCACGATTTACCACCGTCCGCCGGATAACATCGTTCGGCAGTTCGACTTTATTGCGTCCATGCTCAACGCGGACGTTGTGACGGTGAATACGAACGTGGGTGCCAAGGCAGTCACACTAACCCGATCGTCGGTGCAGAGCTCGTTCTTGTACGGACGACAGCCGAACTCGGCATGGTTCCTGCTGCAGCCGGGGGTGAACTATTTCCGGTTCTATGCCACAGGAGCGGCAATCCCCTTCAACTACTCGTTCCTTGAACGACACGGAGGTTTGTGATGGAGGTGTATATCCTCGATAGTTCTCGTCGCAATATCTCGGTGGTGGACAAGTACGAGTCGCTTATCTGGACCGAACGATTCTCTGGCTACGGCGATTTTGAGTGGAAGCTCCACTCCACTCGGGACAACAAGAGTCGCTTGCAAGCCGGACTATGGATCTCGATTGATGCTTCGTATCGCATCATGGTGATTGAGACGACCGAGGACACCACGGATAAGGACGGCAAAGAAGTTCTAATCGTCCGAGGCCGCTCCATCGAAGCCATCCTCACAAGTCGCATGGCTCGTAGCACCATGGGGGATCTGACGGCGACCCCGAAATGGTCTATCACAGACCAGCCAGCCGACATCGTCAGGAAATACTTCCACGACATCTGTGTGACGGGCGTGGTGAATTCTGGCGACGTCATATCCGGGGTAAACGAATCCCGGATGCCGTTGTTGCCGGCTGACACAATATCCGAACCGCCGGATGCTGTAACTGTGGAGATCGACCCTATCTCGCTATACGCGGCCACGAAGAACTTGTGCGACCAATGGCGCATGGGTTTCCGGCTGGTCCGCCACCCAACCACGTGGGCGTTGTATTACGACATCTATATGGGCAGCGATCGTACGACCAACCAGACCTCGCTCCCCGCGGTGGTCTTCTCTAAGGGAATGGACAACCTGTCCAACACCACGGAGCTCACCTCGATTGCGTTGTACAAGAACGTTGCGTACGTTCTCTCGCCGGTGGGTAGCGAGACTGTGTACGCAGACGACGTTAGCTCCTCTATCGCCGGGTTCGAGCGGAATGCTCTGATCGTGGTAGCTGAGGATATTACGTCGGGCGTTCCGGCTACGGCCTCAGCGCAGATGATCCAACGAGGCAAGGAAGAGCTTGCCAAATATCGTCGGTTCACTGCCTTCGATGGGGAGCTCAACCGCAACAACAAGTACGTGTACGGAACGGACTACAATCTCGGCGACCTTGTTGAGTTTCAGAACGATGAGGGAACCAGCAGCATCATGAAGGTGTCCGAGCAGATATTCGTGTCTGACAAAGAAGGCACGAAGTCCTACCCAACCTTGGTTATCGACTCGTTCATCGTTGCGGGTTCTATCGACGACGCACCCCCGGACATGGTCATCGACGCTGCCTCGGGCACGATCGACGCCAATTAGGAGAGAACAATGGCTGTTGGAGATGACGCCGCTGCTGCCGGTTTCTCCTTGGTCGACGGAGCGGTCGTTCTGCTCAATACCGTTGACACGGAGATCAACAGGTCGCGCGACTACATAGCACAGGTCAAGAACACGATCCCTGTCGGCCATGCCGGATATCAGGCCGCCGCCGGAATCTCGTCCGGCACCGCGGACCCATCTGGCGGATCTAACGGGGATATCTACTTCAAGATCATCTCGTAGGTGAGTCATGACTGACTACACCAGGTCTACCGGTAACTCCGGCACAATGATGATCCGAGACAATGCTCCTGGAGCTGCGTCTGGCACGGTAGAGTTCTGGCTGAACTCTAATAACAGCACTACGTTCAACCATCAGCTTCCGTGGCGTTACACCATCAACGGTAGTACCAGTGGCATCCAGGAATACGACTATTTCGCTGGCGCAGGTTGGCGGATGCTCGGTTCCTGGAACATCACGTATTCCCAGACGGTTACGTTCAAGCTGGAAGCAACCGGCACGAGCGGCTTTGGTGGACCAACAACGTTCAACCAAGCCATATCTAGGGCCACAGTGCCCGCAGCACCAAATGCGCCCACGTTCGCCAACATCACGCCGACTACCCTGGACGTGTTGTGGACTCCGAACAGCAACGGGGGCGCCGCGATCACGAACTACGAAATCGCGTATGGGACAAACCCATCGTCGCCGTCGAACACAGTAACTTCGGCGACGTCCCCCAAGGGCATCACCGGCCTCACCCCTGGAACGACCTACTATTTCAAGGTCAGGGCCCAGAACTCGGTTGGTTGGAGTGCATATTCTGCCCAAACGAGTGCCATGACTATCGCCGGTGTCCGTATTAGGGACGGCGGGGTCTGGAAGATTGCCGTGCCTTACGTGAAAGACGGCGGAGTCTGGAAATTGGCTCGTCCTTACGTCAAGGTAGCTGGCGTCTGGAAGGAGACCATCTAACTATGTGTGAGGAGACCCTAGTGAACCCCTGGCTTCAAACCCTCCTGACGGTGATCGGGACCCTGATTGCGTCGTCTGGTTTTTGGGCCTACGTCCAGTACAAGGACAACGGCCGGCGCCAGAACAACCAGCTCTTGATGGGGTTGGCCTACGACAAGATCATTTCCATGGGGCTCGGCTACATCGAGCGAGGGTGGATAACGCGGGACGAGTATGAGGATTACCGCAGGTACCTCTACGAGCCCTACAAAGCCCTGGGCGGCAACGGGGTGACCGAGCGCATTGCCGCCGAAGTATCCAATCTGCCGCTGCGATCGAGGGCAAAATACGCCGAACTACTCGTCGAGGCTAAGACAAGGAGTGCACCAAGTGGAAACGAACACGCCGACGACCTTATTGACGGATAGGACCTATAACCGGCTGCGGCTGGTTGCTCAGATCCTCCTCCCTGGTCTCTCGGCCCTATATTTCGGGCTCGCTGAGATCTGGCACTTCCCTTACCAGGCCCAGGTTTCGGGTACCATCGCCGTTCTGGGAGTATTCGTGGGCGTTCTGCTCACGTTCGCCCGCGCCATGCACGAAGCATCCGGGGCTCAGTACGACGGGGTTCTCAGTCTGGAACCTGACCCCGGCGGAGAAGGTTCGAACCTCAAGCTTCTGTCCATCGACTGGGACGCGCTTGAGAGCAAGAAGGCGATCAACTTCAAAGTGCGCCGGCCAACAGTTCCGCCGGTTCAGGGGGTCGCGGAATAAACACCGCCTATAATGAGACCCCTAACTGAAGGAGCCATAATGCTCATCAAGAAGAACTCCAACGAAGACACCGCGCTCGACGCGGCCATCGACGACCTATTTAACGAACTGAAGGGATTCAGTGCGGATGAAGAGGGATACGCAAAGACAGCAGACCAGCTGATCAAGCTCATCAAATTGAAGAAAGAAACAAACCCTTCATGGCGAGTGAGCCCTGACACCCTGGCACTGATCGGAGCCAACCTCCTCGGCATCCTCCTGATCCTGAACTTCGAACGAATGGGAGTCGTGGCCTCAAAGGCGCTCGGCTTCGTAGGAAAACTGCGATGACATGAGACCCCAAAGAAGGACGACGTAGGATGTGTACGAGCTAGCCACTCGTACACGTCTTATGTTTTTACCTGCGTTATAAATTTTTCCAGATCCAAAAAATCCCGGGTGGGAAATTTGGAGAAACCTCGCAAGATTCGCAGCCCCTATAATGAGACCCCTATCTAAGGAGACACCAATGGACTACGACAACGTAAAGGCCAAGGTTCTGTCCCTCTGGAAGTTCCTCGTGAAACACCGCGCCAAGCTGGCAGCAGGCATGACCGCATCAGCGTTCCTGATCCTGATGTACCGCAACGCCCGGCAACTCGAGACTTTCATGGCCGACCACAACCTGACCGACGAGTACAACCGTTGGCTCACCGGAGAGTGATCCAAAAGCCAACAGCCCCTAACACGGGCTTTGGTTTTTCGCAGGAATTACAACCCCTATAATGAGACCCCCTAACTAAGGAGAACCATCATGAACAAGCCCACCACCAAGGCCGTTCAGACCACCACCAAGAACGGCTGGAAGACCGCTCGCGACATCACTGTTGCGCTCGCTCCCACCGTCGTGACCGTCGTGGCCTGCGCCCTCGTGTTGAACAAGCTTGAGAAGTGACCCTACTAGACCTCACCATACGACCTGACCCGTCGTATGGTTTTGTGTTTGCCTATATGCACCGCGTCGGGAAATCCCCGCGGCCTCAGTCGATACAGATCACGGGGGCTGTGCGTGTCCAGTACCGACGCGGTGCTTATATCCATACACAAAACCACCCGCTAGAGAAAGGTACCAAAATGGAAACGTTCATCAGTATCCTGGAAGTGCTCGCCTTTGTCGCCAAGGTGGCCTTCTCCCTCAGCATCGTTGTGCTCCTCGCTGTCTGTGGTGTGTGGGCCTCAGACGAGTTCAAAGAGTCGAGACTCGAGCGAAGTCAGGAGCTGGCACGTGCCGGCCATTCAGACCACCTCTTCACCGCCATGGTGGAGGAGACCCGGGAGTACCGTGCGAGGCACGCGTACGACAAGACTCAAAAGCAATACCGTCACGAGACCCCTTCGCCAGAGCCGACGTATCTGGAGAGGGTTCGTGAGAAGACCCGAAAGGTTCTTCCCTTCGGCGACGAGGAATACTTCGCCGCGCTCCTGAAAGAGCAAGAGATGGTCCACGCTTGGTAGTAGACAAGGA